ATGTCCTTACTGGTAATTGCCTGCAGCTGTGCTGCAACTTCGCTTGCGATATAAGCTTTGATTTCAGACTCTGTCATAATTTGGTTCTCCTATTTTAAATTTATTGATACTTTATTATGAATAAAAGTTTATTCCTGTCATTAAATACCATTTAGTTCCATCACTATAGAAAGTCGCCATTCCACCTGCCACAAATGATACCTCTGTAACATCTTGTGCTGTAATGTAGTTAAAGAAACTACTTTCCTGTGGAAAGACTTTAACATAACCTCCGGCTATATCACTTGCCAGGCGACCAAAGAATATTTGTAAAAGACGGCCATTCATAGCAGACGCATGTGGTAAGTGTGCTCTACCAAATGCGGCGTTAAATGGAACAAAACTTATCAATACAATATCGCCACAGGTATCTTCTATCGTCACAGAGTTACTACCTGCGACTAAAACTATTTGGTACTTAGATAGTTTGTGATAAAGAATATCTGCTCTTACCGTACCGCTAAAGTTTCCATCGACAGCGTTAAGAGCACCAGTTGCAGGGTCGATACTGATTTTATCATCAATATCACCCGCCGTGTTGGTGAACTTCACTTTATCTGCGATAAGCTTTATTTCACGGTTGCTCCCCTTGATGTTGATGCCCACAGTTCCCAGTGCATTCCGGATGCCAAGATCAATGTTATCAGCCTTGATATCAAGTTTGGCGATACTTGCGGAAACATCCTGTGTTAGCCGGACATTCCAGATGGCAAAGCCCTGGCCACTGATTCGCAACTCAGTGATAGAGGCATCCCATGTATCGAGCGTCGAGGTGAAGAACCCATCTCCAACATCATTCAGAGTGGCCGTCACCTTGGACACTGTTGTGATAGTTTCCGTCGATCCTGAGGTCGTGACACTCCGATACTCAATAGTGATAGTGTTTGCCCCATGGGAATGATAGCTGAACGACAGCACTACAGGAATGCCGGCAGAAGGCGTTTTCGCAAAGCTGCTGACCAACTGACGGGCTGTACCTCCATTGAAATAAAGCGCCATGGTACCCAAAATAGACACCAAATGACAGCTGTTGAATGCAGACATACCCAGCAGGGAACCACCACCCGATATATAATTACTGCCAACACGGACTAAGTTGTAAGCATTATCATATTGCCAGAACAAACCACCCTTCGAGAAATCACCATTATTCAAGAAGTTGTCTGTACGCTCAGACGACTTGACCTGCAGTGTTATACGATCGGAGAGCTGCTTGATGTCTGAAGCATTTTTTTCAATTCCACCTTCCGTCTCGCTGACGCGCTGATGAATCTCTCGTGACGATTGCTGCACTTGTGCCAGGTTCTCGCAAGGAGTCAGTTCACCGTTATTGTTGACATAATAGAAGCTACGGGCAACATCTGTGATGACTCCGTTCTTGATCTCCGAATAGGCATCATCAAGATAGTTAACACCGAACTGGATAACCACCTTGCCGACATTCGCATTATCCACCATGATGTTAGCAGAAACCGAACCGGTTTGCGGTTTGCCACTGGTCAGCGAGTTCACCCATAGCTGTTTCTTGGATTGGTCATAGCCAGCAACACAATTCTCTCCAATGATATTTGCCAGCGAATAGCCGTTATTGGGTAGCAGGTCCGGACCATGCCAGACCTGAATGGAAACTATCTGGTCGTCGGTATCCACCGCGCCCCCGCCTATAGGCTGGTTGAATATCAATACCGATGGAGTGGCCACTATCGTATAAGCATCTGCACCAGGATTCCCCTGAGGTCCCTGCGAACCAGTATTGCCCTGAGGGCCTGTGTCTCCCTTGTCACCTTTGTCGCCCTTAGCGCCTTCTGGTCCTTGCGGCCCTGTTGCGCCCTGTCCACCTTTTACTGACAGTTGCCATACCGTGGGGTCAGTACCAGGCGCGACGCCCTGTGTCATATCTTTACCGATGTGCAGCCAAAGCGAAGTGCTGCCATCAGCTGCTGTGTATGAAACGCGGTCGTAGTAATAGAACTTAGTCCTTTCGCCATAATCGCCGCGATCAACCGGAATGCGGTAGAAAGTTCCGTCGTAAGTCTCTATGTGGAACTCCTTGGCGTAAAACACATCACCAGACAAAGGACACAGAGCCGTAAAGCGATGCCCGTTCAAAGTGAACGGCGAACACTCATGGCCATCTTTGTCAACTGTCGAACCAATGCCCATGAATTCCTCTATGCCAGGACCGTAAGGACCAACGACAGTGAGCGATATCATATGCTGACGCTGACTGTCAGTCTGACTACCTTCCTGAACGATATGGTCCCCTGCAGCCGGCAGATCGTTCAACTGAGCAAGACGCTCGGGCAGTTCCTCTTCCGTAAAGGCTATGCGCGCCCAATCGTCGAGCGTTGTCATCTTGCCTACACACGACTTCATGATGCCGGTGTCTTCGTCCATCAGCCCTACAAAATCCTCATCCGAAAGGTCGATGTAATGATAACGCTTGCCATCACTCAGCGCCTCGGTACCAACGTTGACAACCAATCGCCAATAGAGGCGGTTGGTGACATTCTTCCACACCTTGGTACCAATACCCAACATACTTCCAAAGAAGTGCGCGAATTTATCGCCCAATTTCAAACGGGTGAAGGATTCCTGAAGAGCTTTGTCCAGATTGAATGTCTGGCAATGTGCCTGATCGCCAACATGCCAACTGTTGACAGTTGCTTCGCCGTTCTGCTCAGCCACCTCATAGCAGCGATAAGCCACGATGCCATCACCTGCGTCCTGAGACTGATCCGTGACGTATTCGCCCTCAGTATTGCGATACACCGGCTTCACCTCAGCCACCACCATGGAGGCAGCCGTCAGCCTACGGTTACCAGTGGAGTATGTAATCCTATCGACTCGCAATTCGTTGATAAGCATCTTCCCCAGAACCACCAGGTCTTCTATCTGCATCATATACCGCCCATTGTCCAGACGATGGATTGAGAAACCTGCAGTACCAGGCTGATAATCGCTGGAACGCACCAGGTTAGTTATTAGACCGGAGAGGAAGGTAGCCAGTCGCTGGAACGAAATTTCGGAGGTGACCGTGTTAATGGACGCGGTGTCAGTACTCAGATGGTCGGATTCTAACGCGTCACGGATATAAGCCAGGTCGATAGTCAGCGAATATTTACCTGACTCCTCATCACGCTCGATGGCCCAGCCTTTTGACAGCGGATTAAACACCAGCGAACGGATGGTATCGAGTATCGCATCACCTTCATCTGTGATACCATACCCTTTTTCACCCAGAAGGATCCCCTTTAAGAAGGTGATGACACCTTGAGCCGTATCGTCATGTTCTTTAGAAAGTAAGGGTGAATCGTCGCCCGTCAGATAGTCGAGCAGCATGATCATTGCGCTGCCGACTCGCGTAGCCGTGTTCTGAGCTGTCTGACGCTCGTCACGGATACGCTCCAGAGCTTCTCTTATGACGTTTTCTATTTCTGACATACTGCAAAATTAGCTTTTTCTCTTTCAGAATGAAAATACCTACCACCGCGACAGCGTAGGGGTGACCACCGTACCCTTGGAGCCCTTCACCTTGACGTTTCCGAACATGGCGCCTACGACATTCGACAAAGTTCCCATGTATGCCTCTCCGTAAAGCGTGACCTCTACTTCTGTCAGCACCTCGATACTGGAGAGATAGCGTGGGGTGAACCAGTCGCGACGCTTGCGGGGTTTCCCCATCTTGTGCGCCTTTCGGTAGCTTTTGTCCAGGAACTCCAAGTCACCTCCGTTTCCCCTGCGATATCCGTTGCCGACTCCCTTAGCCACAAAGATTCCGTACATCATGAATTCGTGGGCAATCTGAATTTGCCCACCGATATCCGTCACACGTTGGCTGAAGTTGTTATACAGCGTCATGGTGTCGACAATGCCGAGCCGGATGATGTTTTCACGCCATATCGTGACCATCATCTCCGCCCAGGCACGTTCCCATTTCCGCACGTCCTCCTCGGTAACCGGCTTCTTTATCTCACGGCTCCCACTCATCTGCTATATATTCAAGGTTGATGGGTTCAGAGACGTAGAGCGTAAAGAACAGCCCTGTGAGGCCTGACAGGTAGTAGCGTCCTATCTCCTGGTTGGGGATGGACTGCGTGTCGAAGTACATTCCCCGGTCCTTATACAGATATTTGTCACGGATGATGCGCTTTACCAGCTGCATAAACAACTGTCGGCACAGCTCCAGCTGCAGCTGTCGGTCCTCCATGTTGTCGTGCTCGTAAGCCGAAAGGATGAAAACGGTGTAAGCACGGCGCTTGGTGAACTGATAGCCGCCATCGGGCGACGACAAGTTCCCCGTGTTCGTGTCGCTGATCGCGATGAAGCGGTCTGCGTCACGGTACATTTCGAAGATACCCTCCAGATTGTCTGAGTTGGATATTGTCACCGGCATGAATTTCTCGCGTATTGCGAGTTTATTCTTGGCTGCCAGCTCTGTAAAATAGGTAATTGCGTCAAACATCGTCTATTTCTTTTTGTTCATTCGTTGCTTAAATTCCTCCGACTCCTTGGCCAGCGCGTCCAGTTCCGTGAGTGCGCTCCATGTGTCGGCGTTCAGAATGGCCTCGTTCTTGGTGATGTCGCCCTTGGTGAGCAGACGTATCTGTGCCGTCATTATCTCCTTCTGCGAGGAAGGCGTGCCGGTTTCCTGCCCTTCGCCGACAGGCTTCAGGAAGTGGGGAAACTCGGAAGCGAAACGTTTCTTGACGGCCACATACCAGAAGAACGTGCCAATCATGTGCCAGTCCTCGATGCGTGTTGCGTCCTCTATGTCATAGAGCACGCGTGTCATCATTTCCAGCAGCTCCTGCTTTCTGGAGGTAAGGTATGCCTGGTAGTAGTTCTCGAGAGTCAGATACAGGCCGAACTTCAGTTTCTTCAGCCACATATCGACGGCCTCATGCCCGCCGATGCTGTGGATGCGGTCTGTCATCTCCTCCGGACGTTCCAGATACGACAGCATGTCGAACAGGTCGGGCAGGTATTCCTCACCAAGGATGAAGTATCCCTCTTCCTTTCTGCACAGCCACCCTTCTGCCGTTCTGCGTATCGCGGCCATGTTGTTAAGGCGCAACAGTACGGCGGCCTTGACATCGTTCATATCGAGGTCTGAGAGGGTGGCGATTGCTTTCAGCACCTTGCACAGCTCCTCCTGTGTCAGTTCCGACCATTGCGAGGGGATGTGCATATTCACCTTCCTACATAAAGAAGTATGTGGAATCTTCCTGTTGGTTCTTGAATCCTTCATGATGGCGTGCCTGGTATATTTTCGAGTTCTTATAGGTGGGGATATCCTCTGCATGATCCTCCACGAAGCGTATCAGTTCGTCGAAGAGGGACTTGTGCGGTGGTGTGTTCGCCTCGGCATTGCCGATTAGCGTTCCCATGATACGGAGGGCAATGTCTGCAGCCGATGCGTCAGTTGCGTTCAAGTTGCCGTTGCGGGTACCAGCCACCAGTTCGTTGGTGTATTCGTCGCCAATGGTCTTACGTATCCATCGGTCGGCCTCAATGGTCTGTCCGATACACCACAGCCATTTGTCTGCAGAGTACTCCAGCCATGTAAGGCTCTGCATCTGCGATATTCCCCAGAACAGCGTGCTGATGTTCCGGGATGCCTGAGACGTAGCGCCCCACCCTTCCTTGGCTATCAGGTCCTTGATGAGCACCTCGATACGTTCGTACTGCTCCAGACGCATCTGACGGAGCAGCGCATCCACGCGCTCCTGCGAAGCCGGAGCTGTCGAATCCGTCCTGACGATACCGAAGCCGGTAGACGTCAGTACCAGGTCGAGCGATCGTGCCGACTGTATGAAAGCTAAGATACACACCAGCGCCTTTACATTCTCCTTGCTCTTTTCCTCTGTCTCCAGCGAATCGACGTAGGTCTGTCCGATATACGACCTGACGAGACCGTCGTAGGCGCGTTCGAATGCCATCTCGAGACGAGTGAATACAGAACTGTTCCTTTCCGGCATCTTTGCTGCAGGAACGAAGCTCTCGAAAACCTCTTTCGTTATTTCAGTCTTAATTACCATTGTTTCCCTCCCCTGTCTGGTTGTTAGTGTTGCTTTCTACTGCATCGGTCTTTTTGTCGAGTGTGGTAAGAAGGATCATCGGAACGACGGGTTCCACCTTATCCTCCCATCCGTTAAACCAGATGATGGTGTTATGCACCTTCATCATCATGTCGTGAGTCAGCGTCTCGAGGGCCTGCTTCATGGTGAAGAGCTCGCGTTTGTCGCTGCCCGAGTTGTTCATCTGCGACTTTCCTGGAACGGCACCTGCCAGATTGGGATGCACGTTGTCGCCATAGCAGAGCACATTAGAGGCCTCTGCCACATCGTCATTATATTCCGAACCGGCTTTCGACGTGTCGATAACGTTCACCTTGATATAGTGCTGTTCCTTTCCGTCGAGCATCGACTTGAACTCGCTCCACAGCATCTTGTCGGAATTCTGCGATCCTCCGAGATACGCCTTGAACTCCTTGATGTATTCATCCTGCATCTGGTAATACTCTTTCGAGCCGAAGGTGATACCTTTCTTCCGTGCTCTGTCCTCCCAGAACTCCGTCGATATCTCGACATGGTACCTGATGTTCTGCCCGTTCTTAATCTTGGCCTTCTTTGCCTGCGTGAGCAGTCCGTAGATATCATACCATCCGTCTATGAACGAAGCTGCCGACGGAGGTATCGGGTAGTATTTACTGCCGACAGTCGGAATCTTGCAGACGATGGCATATTTCGTCTGCTTGGGAGAGTCGGGCTTGAAGATACCGAGTGGGTCGGGCTCCTTCCCCGTGCGTGCCGCGAGGTCTCCGAAGGGGTCTTTCTCGTCGAGCATAGAGATCATTTCTATGTGCTTAGGCGCATTGTTATCCTCCCAGTCGGCAAAGAAAACATGCTTGATGTGTCCGCTTTCGTCGGCTTTCTCGAATCGGCAGTGGCATGCCTCCTTGTGCACAATCTTGACGATATTCTTACGCTGCCGGTCGAGGATGACCACCGACACAGCGAAGAAGTAATACTTCATGTCCACTATCTGCTCAGCAAAGAACTCCTTCATGGAATTGCGAAGGAGGAACTTGCGGATACCGGCATCGCGCGTGGGCAAGGGTTTCTTATCGTTGATGGTGGCGACATCGATATACTCCAGTCCGCGACCGTAGCTGGTCAGCATGTTGAAGTACTTGTTCTGCGCCATCACGCCGTTGGCACCTATTTTCTTCTTCACCTTATAGGGAAGCTGGTTTTCTTTTCCCCAGCTCACGACGTCGTAGGTCACACCGTTTACCTCGACAGGGAGCGTCTCTACCTTTTCGTCGCCGTAGATATCCTGTGACGACTCGAACGGTATGCCGAAGTTGACAGGCAAATCAAACGTAATGTTGTCTTGTATCATGTTCTATAGATATACTGGATGATCGTTCACTTTCATAATAAGTATCGTGCGCACTTTGCGTTTCTCTCCGCTACGCAGGTTCAAGAGGTTGACGGTACCGCCCTGCCACCATGTGCTGATGACCAGCCATCCGCTGTAGTCTATCAGCTCTCCCTTGCTCGTGAGCGCCACAATGCTGACCGGCTCACGCGTGATGATGCACTCGTCCAGGAAGCGCTGCATATCCTTGTAGTATATGGGGCTCTTTACTTTCATTTATCAGTTGAATGTATGGTCGAACGTATTGTCAAAGATACGGCCTGCATGGCCCTGCTGCATCACGTTGTGCTGACGCTGTGAGTAGGTGTAGGTGAATTCGAACGAAGGCATATCGTCATCGTCGTTGGTGATCTTCGACTGGCTGTCGGAAAGCACCACCTCGCGGCCTATCGTCCCGTCCACCCACAGATAGACTTCCTGAGAGCGGAACAGGTCGTCTGCCCAGTCGGCCATCGGCGTGTTGAGCCATCCTGTATTGGCCTTGAACTGTCGTTCCTCCCTCACCATGTAGTTACGCAGCCGTCCGCTGAAGCGTGCCGACTGTCGGGTATATGAAGAGTTCTTCTCGTGGGTACCAACGCAATGGATGAACTCAGTGCATCCGAACGAGTTGATGAATGCCAGCGAAGGAGCCGGCACGCTGCCGTCGTCGAAGATGACGAACTTCTGGTACCTGCTGCCTGCCTGACAACTGTAGCCTATCAGTTGCCCGTCGGGCGACCCCATCAGCAGGTCGATGTTGTCGGGCGACACGAAGAATGCCGATACATTGTTCGTGGTAGCTCCGGCGTTGAGTGTCTGGGTGTAGGTACTCACCACATTGCCGTCGGTCAGATAGTCTGCCGTGACGGTTACCTGGGTGGCGTTGTAGGCGTAGATACGTTCCTCGCGTCCTGGCGCCGTCATCTTCTCACCATTGAGGATGGTGAGGAAATGGTTGGAGAGGAACGCATCGACGGGACCTCCCAAGTCCACGGTACCGAAAAGCACTGTGCTGGGCGTTGTCGTGGCGGTTGCCGTACGCGTGCCTTCAGCATTGAATTCCTTTATCTCCACCACCATCTGCATCGACAGCACCTGACGTGCATAGGGCTCCACCAGTTCTGGCATATCCTCCAGTCGGATGACGCCTCCGGAGTGGTAGAGTGTCTGCTGGTAGATGGTCTTGGTGTCGCCCGATGCCGTGCAGATGACCGACACCACTGCATGGTCGGCAGTGCTGCCGAAAACGACGTCCTGTAACATTGACGAGAGCTCGAGTGCTGCTGGTTGCTGTATGATTGTTGCCATTGCGATTTTTCTTTTTCGCAAAGATACATATATTAATGTGTAAATGAAAATACACACACGAAAAGGGGCGACCGCTCATGCGTCGGTCACCCCTTAACCAGAAAAGAAATTTCAATAAAGCGTATTCACGTTTTATACCCATACGAGACGTTCGTCCCGTTTCATCAGGTGCCACCCATTATTTAGCATATATTCATTCACTTCGTCTAGAGTAACTTCGCAGATGTCTCTTACGTTGTCGCAGATATCCTGAGAAGAAAAGCGCCCAGCCATACTTTCTTCGACGAAGGTGGATAGCACATTCTTGACAATTTCACTCCTCTCCATTATTCGTATAGTATAGGTCCAGTCTGATGATCTCGTCACGAAGAGCTATACGCTCAGCCTTCTTTTCCTCGATCTTCGCATCCATCTTAGCCTTTGCCTTCGCCAGCTGCTCCATCATCTTGTCGTGCTCCTTGAAGAAATCCTCCTGTATCTCGCACTGCTGCTCCTCGTTTTTCACGACGGCTTTCTCCAACTCAATGCGCTTCTTTGCATATTCTTCGAATTTCATATCGCACCTCCCATCTGACTGACAACAACACCGATTACAAAGACGATGAACAGGTAAAGGTGAGCCTTCACCACATCGGCACGAGAGACATCCTCGCCCGCAAGGGCTGAGAACGAAGGACTTTTGGCACTAAGCCAAGCTTTCAGGTTCTTTACAGTTCTTTCAACCTCGGAAAGAACTGAGGGCTGAACCACCTGCCCGATCTGAATTACATTTTCCATATTGCTATGATGTTTAGCTTACAGGGTACCCACCCTGCGGGGTTGTATTTTTATTCCCACGTATGGGAATGTTTTGTTCCCAGTATGGGAATATTTTTCTCCATGAAGGGGAGAGCTGCGAGATTCCGGGACATCCTGCATTGCTGCAGTCTTGAATGTTCATCCTCACCTCACGGTAGAGGAACTCTCCCCCTGGAGGCTTCAGGATGTCCGACGCTTTTTAAACCAAAATGCTCCGCCTTACGACTGGAGCCATCCTTCAGCCTATAGACAGGGAAAAGCGGCAGCATTCCCTGTCGCTAAACATCATAGACTTCGTCCAAGGACGTAATATCTACTGGGGTGCCACCGCTTATGGTGTAGTGAGGATCATGTGTCCTCTTGAAGTATGAAGCATAAAAAATGCCCTGACTCTTGATGTCGGGCGTCTTTCACCGCCCTTGGTACGATAGCGTACTATGATGTTTAGCGATGGCAAAGATAGAAAAAGTTTTGATATAAACAAAGAAAATAGCAAGAAAAATGCGATTTCTTGCTATTTTTTGGTGATTTTATAGGAATAAATTCCTATTTGGCGTAAATTATTGCACTTTTTAGCATTTATTTTCCTATTTAATACCGAACTCTGAGAAGATCTGGAGCAATTCAGGCTCACGGATGATCCTGATGGCACATCCGTTAGCATTCAGTTCCTCTATTTTCTTCAACTTGGAGGGACCTGCTCCGTTTCCGACGATGACAATGTTCGTCTTTTGCGAGATGCTGGAATTGATGTCCGCGCCATATTTCTTCATAAGATTGGCAAGAACCTCTCGCATAGGATAAGAATCCAGGACACCGGTAATCACAACCTTTTGTTGGAAGAAGGGAGTTTCCTTGTTCTCAACCTCCTCTGCAGACAAAGGCTGCTTTGCCTCACTCGACAACTCACGTTTTTTCCTGTCTGCAACCGATATCTTCTCGTAATGATGATGAACCACACTCACACCCTTTGTCTTCAGAAACAACTCAGCGCAAGCAGTAGCATCACAAAGTGCGTCGTGGTGACTGTCAATAGCTACACCCATACTATTACATGCGTCGACCAATGATTTTTCCGTCATGGAGTACGTGTCATAAACAACAAGAACCTTCGATGGTATGCCATAGTAATCACACACCTTCTTAAGGATATCGATGTCAACCGAGGCGCTGTGGCAGACGAATACGCCAGAATCAAAGAGTGGCTCTATAGTGGGCCAAAGTTCTCCCCACGTAGGAGCATGCTCGACCATCTCTTCTGTGATGCCATGTACAAACGTGTTTTTTTTCTCCCTGTCATCAGGAATCGGTTTGATTAGTGAGTAAAACTTTTGCTGGATGGTACCATCCACAACCTTTACGATGCCGACAGCACATGCACTGGTATGCTCAGCTGTCATTGTTTCGAAATCTATCGAAACGAATTTTAAATCTTGTAAATTCATATTTATATTGTTTTAGGGTTTGCTGTTGAAAAGCCCCGATACTCACGTACCAGGGCTGTCGAAGAGTTCAGTTTTAATATGAAAACATGCCAAATACCTAACGGAAGGCAGCGGCACTTAGTTCTTTCGATATGTTATCGATGCAGGCAGACAGTTTGCCGTCTTTATTCCGCGATCGTTAATGCAAAGGTGACTAAAAAGTTATAAACTACCAAATTTTTTGGTAACTTTTTTGTTACTGATGTGTGTTTTTAACATAATCAGACTTGCAGACACAAATGTTTTTCCTTGTATTATAATTATTCATGTTAACAAAACGCCAAATATTTAACACGACAACGGGAACGTGTTAAAAAAATCCCCCTGACCTTTCGACCAGGGGGCAGCTGCTGATGTCTTTACGTCAAACAATAATCAAACAACAGCGAGAAGTTTATGCCCGATTTTGTGAATACCCTCCACAATACGGCGGCGCTGCTCAGGGCGCGGTGTCTTCACTCCCGTGGCATAGTGGCTCAGCTGGTGCTGGTTGATTCCTGTTGCACGGCTGATGGCTGCCAGTGAAACAAAAGGCTCATAGGCGTGGAGCACTGTAGCCACATCTGCAAGGCGGTACTCAAGTTCATAGTCGCCATCGACCAGCCACTGGGGAACGTCGTCGCCATCCTCCACCATTCCCTCTATGTGGAATCGCAGAGTCTCTGGCACCTCCTCCAGCAGTTTTTCGTAGGTGTCGGCTGTCAGTACAACGGCACCTGGCACGTTGTCACTCAGAGAAGCCCCGAAATTTTTGTCGACCCATTCTACGTTAACGATAATTTTCTCCATAGTTATAAATGTTTTAAGTGTTAATACTATATGATGTAAAGGCCGGATGGTCATTTCCATCCTGCCTGTTTCCAGATACTGTTCAGCAGGAACTGGCTCAACACCTCGCTGTTCTTTCCCCTGACGGTCACCTTCCCCGGTTTGGTTGGATGTTTGAACTGCCTGTGGTCTGTGGCTTTGGTCTTCATCATCACCCATCCGTCGGCTTCCAGCATCCTGATGACCTCAATTACCTTGTATCGTTTCATTGTTGTTATGTTTTATTGTTTGACGATACAAAGGTAATAAAAGTAATACTATTTACCAAACGTTTCGTATAAAAAGGTATTAATATTAATATCTTTTAACGAGACAAACAAACAGATAGACACAAATTATCCCCGATACTCACGTACCAGGGACAATTCATCTGATTTAAAACACAATTTGGATAACCTTAAAAAAATCCCATGCAAAGATACGGAATTCATACCAATTACACAAGAAATTCGGCTGTTTTAACCAAAAGAACACCCATTTTTCGTAAAACACTGAATTTCAGCACATAATCTTCGCTTCCTTGGATTTGCAAGGAAGTCTGACGAAAGGCAGCCCCGCACCGCCCTACGCCCGATATGTAATTACATCGTTTGGAATTTAGCGGAATATGCCAGCGGCTCCAGCCGAAAGCGCGGTCACTGGCGAACGTGAGCGAACGTCTTGCTCTGCGTAATTACAATGAGCGGTGCATGTCTTTCGCCACGTGAGGGGGCTGTGGGTGGGCAAGTGTGCGGAGCGGAGTCTTAGCCAGGAACATGGCCATGACTACATTAGCTCCGACATTCTCGAGAGCACTGATGAATGCACCCGATGAGCGACCTGTGGTGTAGATATCGTCTATCACCAGGACCTTGCGTCCCTGCAGCATGTCGCCCTTCAGGTGCACATAGTGCTTGATGTTGGTGGCCAGCTCGTACTCACCTGTGGTGTGAGCACGTTTGCGGCTACCAACCACCTTGACGTATTCAAAGCCATTCTCTGCACCGGTCATCGTGCAGAGTATGGACAGGAATCGCTTCCATCTTCGTGTGTGCGAGTATGTAGTGCTGGCAGGCACGCATACTATCACCACGTCGCTGAGGTCTGTCTGCGAGAGTGCCTTGGCAAACTCCCTGGCAGCCCAGCGGGTATAGACGTTACGTCCGTCCTTGAATCCGATGATCATCCGGTTCACGTCCTGTTGCTCGAACGGATAGCGTGCTATCCTCCTGCGAGGAATGTACCGATGTAATGCATATCTCATCATACGCCCATCATTTTGATGAAGTAACCTGCACGAACCAACTTAGGCAGGACAATGTCTGCGCGTTTGAGAAGATTGATCCTGACGACGGGGACGCCGTTTTCGTAATCGAGGCTTTCGTTCAGGGTGAACGATACCTTCTCTGCATCCTCTCCGTAGGCCACCATGTAGCCGTCGATGCAGTGGAAGTCGAGTTGTTTAGGACTCTTCGACTGAAACTGGAGTTGAAGTTGAATAGCTTTCATATCCGTAATGATTGAAAGAAGCCCAGCGTTACTGCTGAGCTTCCTGTTGATTGTTTTGCTTTGCGATGATAGCCTTGAGGTGGCGCAATGTCTCGTAGGCGATGGGCACGTTCTTTTCTTTCTTCAGTATGAAGATATAGCTGAGCGCCTTGCGTGCCGTCTTGCAGTAGTGCTTCTTGGAGCGGCTGTTGGTAACTGAGATTTCCCATACCATGAAATCCGATGCGTTTGACTTAACGAGCTGTGCAGTAATCTGCTTTTCATTCTGATTCTTCATAATTGTTTTCTCCTATAATTTGACTGTTAGACATTAAAGATTCCTATGCGATTCTATAGACTTCTACGTAGGTGACGTCAATCATGCAATCCTGGGCGATGGCGTCAGCCTTGCTGTGAGCTTCTGAATCCGAACTGGCCTCTATCTCGAACTCTTTGTAATTACCGTCTTCGCCGTTGACCACTACTGAATAAGTGCTTACTCTGCTGTGTCTGCCGAACTGTGTTCCGAATGCTGATGTCTGAATTGAAGTTGTCATACTTTTTAATTTTTTGAGGGTTTAACTTGAAGCCTTGCGGCTTTTGTAATTTTTACGTGCATAGAAGAGCCGGCAAAAGGAAGTCACCCTGAAGACAAGGAATTTCAAGATAAATTCACGGAATACCTTATTTTCTCGTGAGAAAATGAGGAAGGCTGCCGTGAATTTATTGATGCGAATAGCTGACATTCCTGGCAGCGGTACTTGGCGTGTGACGTTTGCGCTACCTTTGCAAAGGAAAAATACAAGCCACGAGGTGGAAAGGTCCCGTGAAAAAATTAGTATGACAACCTGTTCAGACATGCACGGAACACGTCGGGCAGACCCTGCTGAGTAACTCCTCGTGCACCGTCAACGGAGGGAATTACTATGAGTTCTGAGTGGAGGCAGGATTCAGCAGCCCTCAGGCAAGGCCCTTCGACCCCTGCATGATTGACACCACCTACACAGATGTCTGCCCATAGGAATTGTCTGACAGCCTGATTGTAGGAAGAAAGTACTACAAAAACAGTATGAAAAGCCGATAACTGTAGACCTTTTAAGCGCATAAGGGGGATTGGTGGTACGGGAAATCCCAGACAGCTGCACCATGATGCACCACTCCTGGACGGTCGCATGATCCAGGCGCTATCATACTGAAGTGTTGGAAGAAAGTACTACACATCGACGAAAAAGCGCCTACCTTCACAGGCAGACGCAATCCCCTAAAACAATAAAAAAAAATTAGAACCGTTTTAGAATTGGTTTCAACACTATAAACTATGAATTACGTACCTTTGTCCTAAACAAATCCACCACCGCCAGTTCCACCGCCCGACACGCTGCCTGTCTCTACGGCGATGCAGAGGGTGTCGAAAGCGTCGGAGCCGTCCGTACGAGTCTCCAGACGGTCTTCCTCCGTTTCGGGTTTCTTCTCGCCGGACTTATCCTTCTGGTTCGTGCTGTTCACGGTCATGGCAGAATCGATGGACACCAGCAGGTCGGTATTGTTTTCCTCGTTGATCATGATGGTGTAATTAGCCTGTCCGACGAACATACGGTTGATGAGTGCATTCTTGACGGGGTGCGCCCATGGGCGACCAATGTATATCTCTCGCACTGTCCATCCGTTTGCCATGAGGCAGCGCTTGATGACAGTGTGGAAGTCGTTTTTGTCGACACCGAAGTTGTTGCCCACGAATGTAGCGTCGAAGCAGAACACCACCTCCTTGCGCTTGAACGGCAGGTAGTACTGGCAGAAGTCCTCGACGAGTTCCGGAAGCCTGCGTTCGTACTTCACGAAGAAAGACTTGAGAATGCGCAACTTCATGTCGATGCCGGGCTGGCCCACTACGAGCCAGTTGATGTTGGCATTGGCATCGAAGGCAATATACAGCGGACTCGACGCGTCGATGTCCGCATCCGTGCGGCAGTCCACATGTCGAAGTTTTTCCATGTCGAAGCCCAGAGAGTCAATGTATGACTTATCGACGCTGGTGTATAGGTTTCTGTCCGACTTGGCATTATAGAAGCTGTCCTCCGAGTGTTCCACCCTTCTGCACAATATCGTCGTGCGGAAGGTGGCAGGTGGCATGTCGCGCTTGCACTGTGCAATGAAGTCCTCTCCGAGTATCTCCAGATTCTCGATAGAGGAGAATTCCTTATACAGGAATGTATTGGCACGGAGAATATTTATTCCGCGTGACATCCTGCGCAACTGGAAGCGGTCCATCTTGCTGACTTTTTCGCCCCGTGCCACCTTGTCGGCAATCCTGCAGCGCAGCTCATAGAGGGCAGCCACCAGCCCCTCGAGCATTTTCACCTGTTCTTTGTCGCATTTTTCGCGGTCGTTCAGGAACCATGAGCCTTTCTTCGTCGTAGGCATATCCGAGAATTTGGCTATGCCGTGATGGTAGAATAGTTTGCCGAACTGGTTGCCGTTGCCTCGGTTGGCAGGCAGCGTCTCATCCTTGAACTGTTCGAAGTCTATGAACTTGGCCTCGTCGATGAGGATATAGTCGAAGCTCTGTGAGTTTGATGTTCCCTTGCGGTCCTGGGAGATGACGGTAGCGTATGCCCCGGTATAGAACGAAAGCGTATTCTCCCAGTTCATGGGCTTGATGATAGGCTCCTGCCATCCCCAAGCCTTGGCGGGCTTGCGCCCCCAGGTATAGTGGACACCCTCTACGAATCCCCACTTGCGAAGATGTGTATCCCACGAGGGGATGATGTTAGTCCACATACGCTTGCTGTTAGGCCCTACCAGCGCCGTGTTCGAGCCCGGCATTCCTTCTATGTTTCGTCGAAGCAGGCTGGCGGCGATGAGTCCCTTCCCCACTCCACGACCGGCTACTACAGTCATGTCCTTTGGCATGAGTGCCAGCGTATAGGCCTGTGCCCTATTCAGATACTGATCCAGTGTCTCCATTTTCTTTCTTTTTATCGGGTTCATCCGCAATCTCGACGAAGTCCACATCCTCTATGAGGTCTTCATAAGGAGTACCTCCGTATTTCTTGATAATCTGGTCGATATACTTGAAGGCATTCGGTATTGGTCTGAAGCCTATCTTTGCAACGTCAAACGTGAAGACGATGTGCGGAACCTCCGACAACCGGTTGTCGAGGTCGTCAGTCTTATCCAGACGGTTGTACTTACCATACTGCTGTGCCAGCTTGGCGATGGCTGCAGGATCCTGACGCCGGAGGGCGATGGCGTAGCCCTCCATAATCATGTTGTTGAAGCGCCAGCGGTGCCATTCCTTCGTGCACTGCTGCAGGTTGCCTACGATGGCATGGAGTATTTCCAGGTCACCGTACGCCGTACGCTTCGTCACGCCATATCTCGACTCTATGTAGTCGACATAGGTGCGGTCTTTTACTAGAGGATTGCGCAGCATGTAGTTGTAAACGTCACGCAGACGAATTACACGTCCGATGACTTCCTCGGAAACTCTGTCATTCCTCATCTCCTCCTCGGGTTTCATGAGGTTGACTGCATATATATCGATATCGCTTCTCATTCAATACTTGACTGTGCACGTTGCAGCCATTCGGCAGCCTTCTCGAGTGCCGTAGGCGAGCCGACGGGAGCCAGCTCCAGTGTCTGCTTGTGCAGTTTCTGTGCCTCTTCTGCCAGTACCAGCCGGTACATGCGTCCGATTTCGCTGAAGGGATTCAGGAACTGGGCACGCTCTTCAGTACTCAATCCCAAAAGGTCGCCAATCTGCTCCGGTGTGAGAAGCAGGCTGGCCAGCTCCCTTATTTTCTGTAATGATACCTGTTCCATTTTTGATATCTATTTCAACGGCATCTTGGCTGCAGCAGCAGATGAACTGTTTCATCAGCTGGTCGAAGACGCCTTGGTCTGTCGTTATGATGGTTGACTCGGCACGATCGCCGTAAGTCTGATTCTGTGAGGTGACTACCGAAACGCTCCAGCTGCTGTTCTTGACGAGCAGCACCTTGGAGTGGTTCTGCCCCAGGAATACGGCATCGAAGCAGTTGCACAGCAGCTGTTCGAGCTGTACCGTTTTCCGGGCTGCCCTGTTGTCGAGCAGGATAATCCCCCGTGCGATGTCGCCCTTCCGGCGCATCAGGTAGTAGCCGTTAAGGAACGGCTCTGACGTGGAATAGCTGCTGACAAAGACGTTGGCTCTGCCTGTCTGGGCGATTATCCATTTCAGCAGCCCCAGTGTATGGAGCCTCTGTCCGAAGTAGGCCTGTATCGGCTTCTCAGACAGAGGCAGGAGAATGTTTGATATGTTTACACCCCTAGACATTCGGTATGCTGATTCCGAGCGCCTTCAGTTTTTCGACTGTAGCAGGCTTCTGTGTGCCACCCAGTTTGTAGAGCAGGTTAACTGCATCCTGCAGCGCTTCCAGCTGCTCTTCCGTATTTTTCTTTCTGGATAGTGCACGCGTGATGGCAGTACGTGCTGCACCTGCAGCCTTCACGTCGTCTGCCACTGTGCCCGCGTCTCCAGCCTTGTAGGTATCGTAACGCTTGTAGTCGTTACGGATATCCGTATCTGTCTGCAGCATGACGTGACAGAGTTCGTTGCCGTCGCACGGCTCATAGTCCTTTGACGAAGTCATCAGCAGCAGCTGTTCATGCATCTGGCGCAGTTTCTTCCACCGCTCCGAATTCTTTTCCCAGAGGGCTTTGATGTTTTCCGGCAGGCTGTCGTGGTCGGCACGCTTACCGCGAATGCTCTTTTCGGGAACGGAGCCTTGTTTTTCTGCATTTACATCCACCGGGCGTACAGCCAGCGTCTGGCGCACCTGCGTTACGGCCTTCTCGTTGTAAGCCCTCACCTCTGAGCGCTCCAGACCTCGCGAGGCCACACCGGCATACTTTGTAAGGTCGGCGCGAATCCACTTCAGCATAGCCTGTGGGCGACGCTGGGCGGTATTGTATATTGCACGTGACTTGGGGCTGATGCGGAGCAGCCAAAGAGCTGCCTCCTTGATTTTCTCGTCAGAAGGATCTGCAATGGCGAGAAACTCTTCAATGTTCTTTCTAAGCTTTGGTTCCATAAAAAATCTGTTTTAGGTAAATCGGCAGTCAGGCGTTTTTCTGCTGCCCGACTGCCGACGGCATTCTATCTCACGTTTCGCTAGCTTCTATCATTCTCCGGGATCGGGGTCGGGGTCCTGTTCCTCATTACCGGTGGCACAGTCGATGTACTTGCCAGCGGCGATATACAGTTTGCCTGTATAGGTGGGTATTGGGCACTCATCCTTCACCTCGATGGTAAAGGTAGAGGTAACGGCAGCCGTTGCCTCGGCACCAGTGTCTCCAGACGGACTGACGTGTCCTACGAACATCTCGTTGCCGAGAACGCAGAACTTGCCGTCACGCTGCTGGTACACGAACACCATGTCGGTATTGATTACCTGACGGGCAAAGCCCTTCACTTCGTCAGACTGGCCAGCCAAGATGGCAGTGGCAGTGTTCTGCACGAGTTTAGAACCATCCTCTCCGATAGTCTCGAACGTTACGTTAGAGGCTTCATCTTTGAGGTCCATACACTTCCAGTACTTTTCTTCGGCCAAGGTGAAATCTCCGTCCAGTTTGGCAAGGTCTGCCATTTTCTGTCCGTTGGCACCCGAAATCTTTGGCAACTTAGGCCATTTTACGATATGAGCCTTGGGGACGAAATAGATGCGACGGCGAATACCAGGCATAAAAGTCTTACCAGGACAAACTTCGATTGAATCGAATACGGTCTTTACATCACATTCCATATGATTAAAATTTTTCTGGTTATACATAGAGGTGAGAAGGGGATGATCCCCTCCTCACTGTTACTTATTCACCGGCAGGCTCTACAGTCAATGCATAGGAAGCCTGTGCGGGATTGTAGTCGTCGTCACCGGCGAAAGCTGCGGTGATGAGTGTGGTACCAGCGGCAACCAGTGTCACGGCACCCGTCGACTCGTTGACGGTAGCAACCTCCGTATCAGAAGAGGTATAGGCGAGTGTCTTACCTGCGGGATCGGTGGTAGCCACCTGACCTGCGAACTCTACGCCGACCTTAGCAGTCTTCACGGCATCCTCAAAGGATACTGTCACGTCACTCTTGGAAGGTGTTGGCCCAGGCTCCGGATCCGGATCTGAATCAGAATCTGCCGTGATATCGGCAACCATCAGGACCTCCTTGGAGAGGCTGCGGATTTCCTCACCATAGATACCTGCGTACTCGAAGGTGCAAACCCATGGTTTGTATACACCGACATTTACATGGTTCTCCTGACCGAAGATGTCGGTACCGAGCAGGAAGTTCTGCTTGATCGATATCTTGATGTAGTTAGAACCTGCCATATTGTCGAGCACAGCAAACTCGCAACGGTTGTTAGAGCCCTCGAGATAGACCTTGTCGAAGCTCTGGTTGTAAGGCAGAGCGCCGTGACGAGCCTGGTAGTCGTCTACATAGGCGTTGTACACCTCCGGGGAGATGTACATGTACACCTTTCCGAGACGCTTCAGCATCTTGTCGGCAGCACGCCAGATTTCCTTCAGCTTCTCGACAGCGTTGGTGGAGTTGATAGCACCGACCTTGATATAATTGCCCTTGTTGGCAGCAATCTTACCAGCCAGGATCTCCTTGGCGATAATGGTGTCGAAAGAGTCGAACAGGTCGGCTGTAGTCTTACCGCCTTTGTTGCGCACACCGCCAACGAATACAACGTCGTTGATATGCATACCAATCTTGGCAGCGAAAAGGCTGACGATCTTACGTGCGACATCCTGTTTAGAGATGGCAATGCCCTGGGCAATGCTGTCGCCGTAGATGCTGTGCAGCAGAGGCATTACACGGAAGTTCTTGGCACAGTTGCCTGGATATACCACAAGGGTACGTCCCTTGATAGTGTAGTCAGCATCGTCGATGTTGTCTTCACTCCAAGGAGCAAGCTGTGCATCACCATCCAGCTCTCCGAATGTAATCTGGTTGCGAACACCGGGGAGAACTGTGATATACTTGGCGGTCTGAGACTGCAATGTCTGGAAAGGCATTGTAATCAGCTGGCGCTGAAACTGCTGGCAGCTTTCGCGCAGAAGCTCAGGGGTGATGGCCTCCTGGAGCTCGTCAATGGTCATGTCTTGAATCTTAGCCATAATCCTATTACATTAAATTGTTGATGTCTTCGAGAAGATCCTTAGCGGAAGCAAAGGATTTCTTTTTCTCTTCATCGGCAGGGTGCTCAGTAGTGTCGTCACCTGCCTGCTTCTTAAAGTCGTCATACTCCTTCTGGAGTTTAGACAAAGCGTCTTCTGCCGTCTTCTTTGCGTCCTCGGCAGTCTGTTTCTCAGTCTTCAGCTGCTGGATGAGATCATCCTTCGCCTTCAACTCATCTTCAATCTTCTGCAGTTGCTCCTTGTTGAGAACTGCTTCGTCCTTCTCATTGAGATTGAACGACTTGACGGCCAATAAGGCACATACAAGATTCAGAATCATTTCTTTCATTGGCGTATTAATATTGGTTGGTTTGGTTTGGTTTTCATCCTGGGCAGGCTCACCATTGTCTGCAGGTGCATCTTCCTCATCGTCCTTCACGATATTCATGATATCGCGACCGATGGATTTCAGACGGTCCAAGAAGGAAGGTGTGCGCAACTTCTCGTTTTCCTCTAACGGGATGTCGGGAAGGCCGAAATGTGTTGTCAGACCCTCGCGCGTTGCATAGGCGTTCTTGACAGCCTTTGACTGTGACTGCAGCATGTCGTCGTCGAGGATCTCGTCAACGATTCCGAATTCGAGTGCCTCGTCGGCAAGCATCCATTTCTCCTCATCCATCTTTGCGAGGATGTCTTCCAGTGACTTGCCGTTACGGGAAGCGTATATCTGGGCTATTGCCTTATCGAAGGTGTCCAAGTCGTCACGCTGCTTTTTGAACTCCTCGATGAGTTTGTCAATACCGTGCTTGTTGGCTGACGTCCAGACGTTCATCGTGTAGCTGGAGTTATGGATGAGCATCATGGAGCCTTTGGCGATCTTCACGCTTTTGGCTTTCTCACACAGCACTGTGGCTGCAGATGCAGTCATACCGATGATATACATGTTGCAGTTGCCGTGAGCTTTGATATACTCTCCGATGGCTATACCCTCGTCGAGGTAGCCGCCAAAAGAACTGACAGCAATGTTCAGTTCCTTATCCTTGTTGCCGGCAAGGAAGGTCTTTACCTGATCTGCGGTCGTTCCCTTCTGTCCAGTCCACCAGTCATAGACGACGCCGATGGTACCTGTGATATAAAAATCGAACTTCATATAATAGCTCCTTATCTTAACATTTGCTGCAAAGATAAGGAGCCGGAAACTGTATAGAAAATACTTGTACTATACGATAGCAAGCATTGGATGGAGGGTGTTCCAAGAGACAGTGACAGTCTTCAGGACTGAGTCTCCCGGCTTATCCGGATACGGGTTGGATTCCTTTATAATAGGGTACGGACGCGCATCTGTGCCTACCAGCAGTCTTTCACCGCTAACGGTCGTAAGCAGGAATGATTGGTGCTTGAGTTGAGCGACCCTCTTACAGGCGACCTGGAAGGTAAGAGTGACCGAATAGGTGCGCTGCCTGTTCTTTATCTCGTCTTCCATCTTTACGGCTGCAAGACCTACAAGGTTGTTAATTTTCGTGAAATTAACATTTTGTGGGATCTTACATATTGACGCTCCAAGGAATTTCATTCCCGACAATTCGGAGCATGGGCAATAAGCCACTTCTTTGATATGAATGAGACTGTTCATTGTTGTACGTATTTGTTTGGGTTTGTATTACTTTGTACGGATATGAAGAAAAAGGCGCACGATGACATCAAAATATTTTTAGATATTTTCGTGTTTATAGCCTCGTGTGACATTTATTCCTGCTTTTTTACGATAAGACTCCATGATGCGGTAGAATTTCTGCCGCACATTGTCGAACTGGTCAATGTCTATTCCGTTGTCGGCCATCCAGTCGTAGATGAGATTCGTCTGGCTTACTCCACGGCAGCCGATATCTGTCAGGCTTTCATACAGGTGAATACGGAAAAGATCGTCGATGGACTCTCTTATGCCATCTCTGCCCGGTTCTGTCAGGTAGTGGTAGTCTCTCGGATTCTTGGACTTAGAGAAAGGAATGACAATGGCCACTTCATCGCTCTGCTTCGTCTTAGGCACGTAGCCTTCCGGCGGTTGCTTGAGGAAATGTCGGATAACGGCATTGATATTCGACTGAGCGGGGAATACGCATGGGTTCCCGAATCGCTTCAGGCACCACTGACGTTCATAGGCTGGTAATTTGATGTAGATAAGGAACTCACTCATGTTTAATATGTTTCAGATTTGCTTGCAAATATAGAGTTTTTCCCAGACAAATCCAAACTTTCCGCACTAAAAATAAACTCGCGCACGTATACCCAAAAAGGCGCACACGACTGCACACAACTGCACACAAACGCATAACTATCTGAATTATAGCATGTTAATTCAAATTGAGCTTGTGTGCAAACCCTTTTTTTTGTGTGCAAAACCTCATTTTTGTGTGCAAAATAGATTTTTGTGTGCAACGTGTGTGCAAAATGTTAGAGTTTGTGTGCAGCCTTTTACTCTTATTGTTTTTATGTTATATACTTGAATATCAATAAATTAAAAAGTTTGTGTGCAGTTGTGTGCAGTTGTGTGCAGCGATTTTATCGCGCGCGCACGCGCGTTAGACAGATTAAAGTTCCGAAAAAAAGGCTTGGCCATACCAAAAAAAAGAATGCCCGACATTCTCATGCCAGGCATTCCAAAGATGATAAAATCCTTTAAAAATGACATATTGTTAAAAGAAAGTCGGGTTGATGGACTCGTTTACTTCTTTAGCCTCTTGGTCTAGGTAGTCTTTTTCCATAGTGTCTGCCTGCTCTCCGGAAACAGTCTCCAGATTCAGGTCGAACTTATCCTTCAGCATACGGTAGTCGAAACACATACATCTGTCGAACTTGGATATCTCGACGGCTTTGGTATGTTCATTGTCAACCTGCCGGTATTCCACCTTTGGTTTGCCGTCCTCGTACTGTTTCCACCTTTCGCAATTCTTCTGTCCCAGGTATGCCGTCGATGTAGTCAGGTAGTAGCGGATAGAATCCTTTGACATTACCGACTCACCCTGCTGCTTGGCCATGCGCTTGTACTGTCCGATGAAATGGTTCAGTCGAATCATGAGAATCGGTGTATCCGTATTATACTCCTTGGCAACCTGGTCTGTCTTAAGCTTACGCAGATAGCGTATCTTGAAGTCAGCGTCGGCATGTATCATACCCTCTTCATTAAGGTATGTCATGGCGTTCCATAGGTTGCCCAGCTCGTTATTGGAGAGAACCTCTGAGTTCTGACGCTTGATGCCTGCAATGACGAGTTCTTTCATCTCTTCATACTCGAACGGCAGCTCGAGTGTACGGTATAGCGTCTTGTATGCTGTCAGCAGGATAACCCAGTTACGCCAGAGTCGGTCTTCTATCTGCGCCCCGTCGATATGATCATACACTTCATTCGTAACGTCATTGTAGTTTTCGTAGAAGGAACTAACGAAGAGCTGCCGGTGTGAAAGTATCTCCTGTGTCAGGTGCTGCAGCCCCATTTTCCGTATATCTACCAGATGGTTGAATTTATCCTTGGCTGCCCTGTCGTGTGTCGTAGAGTCATGCGTGAGGAATATCATTCGTGAGAACATGGCGATATCGAGCGTTGGCATTTCCTGTCCAGACACGATAACGCCACAGTCAACCGGAGTCTTCTCTATCTGCTTTCCCCTGTCCATATCCATACGTGCGCGTCCGACACCGTCATAGGCGCCCTTGATAATCTCGATGATCTTCATGTCGAGCGTGTTTTTATACTCGTCGAGGTGGCATAGGCCATTAGCCGACATGGCAAGAGCCTGTGACAATCCTGGTGCCGTTGTGTTACGCAGGTTCAGCGGTCGGTCACCGATGGTAAAGAACCGCATCAGCGTAATACCCAGTTCCGTCTTTCCGGATCCTTTGGGGCCGAATAGGTTCAGCAGCGGGAAGTTGGTGGTATATGAGGTGATGACATCCCTGAACAGGGAAGCCAGCAGATAGCAGATGGCTATCTTGGCATTGTTTCCGAACACCTCTACCATGATGGTGGAGAAATCGCGTAGCGATATACTGGCGTGCGTGTCCGGCTTTATGAACTGACGTTCGAATCCGAAATAGGAGGTATCGTCAGCATAGATATCTGATGCGCCCTGCAGGTAATAGTTGTCCATTTCCTTGTCTTCGTCATGGAGATGGACGATACCCATATGGTCTGCAGGAATGAATTTATTATTGTAGATACATCCGTTACCGAATGCCCAGAATCCCTTGCGCTGCCAACCGTACTGACGAATCTTGATGGCAGTACCGGTGATATCGTACAGGTACTTTTTCAATGTCATCAGTTCCTGGATGGATGCATACCATAGGAAGTTTCCGTTCGACTCCACCTTTATCATGAATTTCTGTATAGACACCAGCTCTTCTGCGTTGAGTTCCAGCGTACGTGTCTGGCCGTCCACATTGGTTATCTCGTACAGACGTTTCGAGTCATCGACGCCCATGATATGGTAGAGCGGTTTCATCTTGAAGTTAGACCACTGCAGTTCGTTACCGTCCTTCTGAGAGAAATAACAGTTATGTGTCTCATAGAATCCGTATTTCTGCAGGTCGATGCCGGATTTCTTTGTAGTGCGCCTGGCTTTTTCGTCGCTACGACGCTTTTTCGCCTCGTTGATAGCATTCTTCCACAGGTTCTTATGCCCGTACTTAGCAGAGAGCGACTCGACGAAACTTGCCCTCGTGTATTCGTCGCGTTCGGTAACGAGGATATCGCAGATATCACGTACGGCGTCGCTCTTAGCGGTATCCGTTTTTTCTTCGTCGTAGACATGTCGGGCATACCACATGACGAAGTCTTCATTGCTGACTGCTTCAACTTTCGCAATATTGTTGAAATAGCTGTCTGCATCCTGTTTCTTCCCGTCATCGGTTGTCGGTATCTCTTTGACCAGGACTCGGAAGCCTTCCTCCATAGCCATCTTTCCGTTTTTCATCACTGCGGCTATCCCTGCTTCGTCAGCATCCGGAATAAAGCACAGTGAAGCCCTGTATCGTTTGAGCATGTCGAACTGTTCCTTGGTGAAAGCGGTTCCCAGAGCCGCGATGGTGTTCTCGGCACCTATCTGCTGCATCTTGATAACATCAGGACCTCCTTCGACTACGTAGAACAATTCACTCCTGGCGCCTTTCTTGTGTGCGATGTCGAGTCCGAATAGCGTGCTTCCCTTATGGAAGAGGAACGAGTCGATACTATTGATATATTTCTGTCCTTTCTCCTTATGCTCGTCCATCGTTCTGGCCGTGTAGCCGATTATTCGTCCGAACTTATCCCTGATAGGAATCATCAGCCTGTCGTTGAAGAATCCGTATTCGTTGCCCTTTTCAGAAACGCGGATAAGTCCCAGTTCCTTCATGATAGGGATCGACAGTCCCTTTTTCTTTGCGAAGGTGATGATGTCATCCCATTGTGGGGTGGAATATCCAAGACCACGTTCAACGACTTCGGTCATTCCCCATCTGGACTTGGCATAGCTAAGGGCAGCCTTTGCCTCAGGCGTGTCTGAGTGAAGATTCTCAATGAAGTGTTTCTGAACATACTCATAGATGGCGAACGCGGATTCTTTCTTGTGAGCCAGTTCGATTTCTTCTTTTGTCTTTTCCCTATCCTCCTCTTCCTCGATTTTGATATTGTACTTCTTAGCAAGAAATTTGCAGGCTTCCGGAAAGGACAATCCCTCTATCTTCTGGATGAAAGAGATAGGACCGCCTCCCTCTCCACAGCTGAAGCAGAGGCAGATGTTCTTAGAAGGACTGACGGAGAAAGACGGTGTCTTGTCTTTGTGGAAAGGACAAAGGCCTTTGTAGTTAACTCCCGCTTTTTTCAAGTTTACGTAGTCGCTAACCACATCGACGATATCCAGTTCTTGGATTTTTTGAATGTCAGAGTCTTTAATCATGATCTTTTGATTTTATCATCTGCAAAAATAGTCTATAGGTTTCTCACATTAAAATACATAGGAAATCTTCTTTTTCTTAGGTTCCAAAGGAAGCCCTCCGAAGAGGGACTTCCATGAACGTACAATCAACAAATAATAGTGGGGTTCGCACCCACGGGGCTGCCTTTTCAGTCCCTGTTTGATTAATGATAAATAAATCGAAAATAAAAGCTTAAAACAGTACGGGACTTGCACCCGCCCTGCTGTCCTTTCAGCAGTAAATAGAATGAATGATGTTATTGTTTAATCCCAAAATCTATCTTGAGTTGACAGTCAAGCGGTTCCACCTTCAATCTGCTGTAGACGCTATGCGGATGGTTTCTTCTTGCCAATACGTCGCGGATTCTTACGGCATCCTCTTTATTGTACGGTCTGCTGACCACTTCCCTTTCCTTCGTCAGCCTGTTTATGGCTGTGATGACGTATTTGCTATTTCGGATTCGGATATCGCTGCATCGTTTATTCATTGTTGTATCTTCTCGAAATAAAAACCTGTACCTTCAGACGGATGACTGGAGCCTAACAGACAAGGAGTAGCTGCATTATACAGGAACTGGCTGCACTGGCTGAATAAATCGCAGAAGTGATAACAGATATCGCTCCTCAAGTACGAACTGGATAGCTGCTGCTCTCCAAGGTCGCGAAGCTCGTACGTTTCATTGCCGATGGTAATGGTTACTTGTTTCATTCAATTTCATTGGGTTTTAGTTATTCTCCTTCGCCATCATCATCTCCCCAACAGTCACAATGATAGTAGGGGCAGCGGTGGTCACATTCGAACGGATCGTGCTCACAAGGCGGCGAAACCTTCCATGCGTCATACATAGCTTCTGAAATCATATGTACTTTATTGTTATATCAAAAAAGAAGATTGACCTCAAGATTCATCCTACGAATGGATGATGTCCGCAAGACGAATATATAGTTGTCGTTATAAGTATAAGTGCTGTCAAGCTTAGCAGAAATCTTAGGAACCGTCTCCTGCCACCTGTCCTTATATTCTCTCTTTTCGTACTTGAACGGCCTGCTCCTGGGGTATTTCTCCTCCAGCTCTTCCTTCTTTGCCTTGATGTCATCATAGATATCGGGGATGCAGTCTTTATGCACCACCACATGATCGTACTTTTCTTCTACATAGTGACCCAACTCGAGTCCCATCTTATTGACAGACTGATACGCCTGCACTTCAACATATAACCACTTGTCCATAACCTTCTCTCTATATGTTTATTGAAATACTAAACTTCTTGTTCTCCAGGGACGGAAGCATCTTCCTGGCATAATTGTGTAACGACTTCTCGGTGATTGGAACCAACGGGTTGACTGGCATTCTCAGGGTTTTGTAAAATCTTGCCCCCCCCGAAATCATAACGTCAAATGATACGTAATTCTTCTTAATCATAATCTTAATCTTTAATTTATTAATCTTAATCTTTAATTTATATTGCTTTGTAACTTTCTATATTGCGTTCACGGCGGATATTACTTAATTCCCGCATCGAGCAGCCGTACAAACCATATTTGAGGTCAGAGATATGGCTAGTGCCTTCTTTAAGCCTTTCTAATAACTTGTTGAATCCATATTCTACTGCAAGCTCCGCTTTATCTTTCGATATGCGGAATCTCCTGACCAGCTTTCTTTCCAGTTCTTCGCGGAACTGAAGCAGGTAAAGAGTGACTTCACTGAAATCTTTAGTCTTGTAGGCCTGCAAAAGCATTTTGCCCTCTCGAAGCTTCCTGTTGAGGTGATATACACGTAAACGATTTAGTTCGTCGTTCCACCTTTGGAACCCTTTTGTGCAAGGAGTAATCTTTTCTATTAACTGGAGTTCCCCTTCTGTTTCTGTGACGTTTAAATCTTGTGGTATATCTTCCACTTTTATGTTCCTGTCGGCAGCAAAGCGTAAACGGTTAACGTTTATCTTTTTCTCTTTGCCATCTCTATAGAGTTTAGCCAGACGAAAACCTCTTCGGTTGGGCTTTGTGCTGATTTCTTTTACTTTGTCGCGCTTCACTCTAAACACTTTGCCTGAGTTCGGATCAATCCAGTAAGACGGGAATCCCTTGATTGGCTTCACATCGTCAGGAAGGTTAACCCCTTTTCTTTCTTCCTGGAGGAAATTCAGACAGCGGTAGATGTCGCCCGAACGCATACGGACTTTACGTCCGTTGATGATCTTTTCCGCACACCAACGCCCACGGCGGTCTGGTTTTCCTGCCTTGGTACCACGCGAGCTCTCATCCCAATATAGGCATCCCTTATTCATTGAATCTTCTAATATTTAGACATAATATCAAATGGTCGTAACTAAGAGTTTTACTATTTCTTTCGAAGACTTCAGACGGAACCTGTTTTTGATTCGATACAGAACATTCTTAATGCACGAACATGAGATTCCAAGTTTAGCGGCTATCTCTTCATGAGTATGCCCAGAAGCAGACATTCGTGCTATTTCTTTCTGGCGATCAGTAAGCCCAAGAACTTTAGGCTTACAGATAACACCTCTGTACGGACATTCGCAGACGATGGGGCACTGTACTTCCTCAATATGCATAATTCCGTCATCGATATCGAAAGAAAGACCGTCGAACTTTCCGAAATTGCAACGAATAAATCTATGAGTGACCAGGTAATCGAAGTAAGCTTTGTTGGGTTTAGACCTTTCATAAAGCTTTTCGAGAGCTTCTAAGGCTTCAGGGAACTGAAACTCGATAATACCTTTAACGTACTGCACTATTTCTTTGCAGTTCGCGTTGTATTCGTAAAGTCCAGATGACTGTTCCTGCACCATAATCTTTCCTTCTGGTGTGATAAAGAATTCAATTTGCCTCATTTCTGAATAAGTTTTGTAATAATAGGGATTTCTAGTTTACGCCAATTTCCATTTTGAATCTTCTTCCTGACGCTGGAAGAGGACAATCCAAGAGCATCAGCTACTTCTCTGATGAAAGCATCCTTACTCCCGAACGGGAGGTTGTCAAAGTGGGAAGTAATTCCAACAGAATCAAACTTTTCCATGTTTTATTTGTTTTTTGTAAAAAGTATAATTAAATTTGTAGGCAAAAGTATAATATATTTTATAATATTACAAATATATTCGGGTTTTTAACCGATTTATAATAAGGTTTTAACATTATTTTGAATATGAAGTACAAAGGGAGTAATTTAAAAAGGTTTGTGAATGAACACAGAGGGATGTACACCCATATCTGTGAAAACATGCTAGGTGGAAAGAAAGGTCTTGACTCCTATTATCATGACGACAAGAACGTCAGGATTGAGACTTTATCGAAGCTGATGAAAGCGACAGGCATGCCGCTCAGCTACTTTGTAGAGATGGAGCCCGGAGAGGCTTCCGGTTTTAGTAATGGTGATATTGGAAACAATAACAACATCATTCAGAATTTCGTAGGCAATGATCTTTCCAAAGAGGTTGACCATCTCACGACAGTCATCAATCTTAAAGATGAACTTCTGCAGGAAAAAGAGCGTTTGATAATTTTTAAAGACAGCGTGATCGAGTCCTGGCAGAAAAAGTATGATGATTTAGTTAAGTTAGTCCAAGAGAAATCGGGCGAAAGTCAGACTTAAATCGGACACAAAAAGAGGGTTTCTCCACGATATAATCGGGCGGAACCCTCTTAGTTTCTTAGAGTTATAAAAATGATATATTCACCTAAAGTCGGACATGACTCGGACATCGTTAACATTATTTATGCCTGTTTGAGTTCGCGGAAGCCTTTATTTACGTCTAAAAGGCATGGCTGGGCGAATCCTGCCTCCGCAACTAATGGGTCGCAAAGTCCTTTAAATACAGGGCAAGCGGCCCATTCGAGTTCTAAACTCGGACACAACAGGGACAAATATTAATGTATGCGTTGTCTGGCGACAAACAACGTAAAAAAAATGTTTTCCAAAAAGAAAGAAGGTTTTTATTCCAATTCAAAAGTGGTTGACTTCATCCCTCCCCAGAGACATGAAGGCAAAGAGAGTTACGTGTGGTTCTCGCAGGTTGACCCAATGACGGGCAAGATGAAGCGCAAGAAATATATGCTCGACAGGTTCAAGCCCGGGCGTGAGCGTGACGTGGTGGCCAGCCGGCTCATTTCCAACATCTACAACATGGTTATGCACGGCTGGAACGTATGGGCGCCAGACAATTCTACCCGCAGCGACTCGTTAGTGGAGAATGTGCTGGAGAATTATCACCTATACATTATTAATATATATAAGAAGAATGTTCTGAAAAGAAAGACGTTTTTCGACTACACCTCTCGCCTTAGAGTTTTCCGGGAGTATCTGGACGAGGGTATTACCCCTGTCAAGTACTGCTATCAGCTGAACCAGTCTTTCTTTGTTGACTTCCTCGATTATCTCCTTATGGACCGCGACCTCTCTCCTAAGACGAGGAACAACTACCGTACATGGTGCAGCACCTTGTGCACATGGATGGTAGAAAAGCGTTATCTTGTAGAGAACCCTGTGCAGTATATTCACCAGCTGCCGGAGCATGGAAAGTTCCGACAGCCTCTCGAGCATGACGATCTTCGCCGGCTTGGCCAGTATCTCGAGGAAAACAACAAGCATTTCCTTCTGGCAGTTATGATGGAATACACTACAGCCATCAGGCCGACAGAGCTCAGCTATATAAAGTTGAAAGATATCAGCATCAGTGAAGGCAGCGTCTTTGTCTCCAGCCAGATTTCCAAGAACCGCAGGGACGGCAAAATAAAGTTACCGAATCGTGTCATAAAGTTGATGATCGAACTCGAGACTTTTGCTCACACAGGAGAAAGTTATCTGTTCGGTTCCGGCTTTAAGCCGTCGGAGAATCGTGCCGATCCGCGTCGTTTCACGCAGGAGTTCAACAAGTGCCGTGATGTACTCGGATTCCCCAAGAGCTATCAGTTCTACAGTCTGAAGGACTCCGGATTGCGAGATATCGCCAATGCTGTCGGTGTGGAGGTGGCGCAGAAGCAGGCTCGTCATTCCTCTGTGGAGACGACGAACCTGTATCTGCAGGGAAAAGGAATGAAGGTGTACGATGTGCTAGCCGACTTCGAGGGCTATCTATAGCTTTATCTCGTGGAAATAGCCGGTCTTCATCCTGTCTACACCATTGTTGGTAGCCTTTATTTCGATTTTCCCGCATAGATATCTCTTGTTGCGGAATACATAGATAGCCGTCGGGTCAGGTATGGATTCGCACAGGAACTGGAAGCATACCTCGTTGTTGGTGTCCACCGTCGTTTCTATCTGTACGGTACCACGATGCAGCTCTCCTATGTAGTGAGAGTTGACATATCCGTTGATGAGTGCCAACGAGTAAGCCTTGTGCTGATATCCATTCCTGTAGTCTGTCTCAGAGAGAGGAATGCCGTATGCCGGATCATTGCTTCTCGGTGGGTTGTGTGTCGTTTCTTCAACCCAAATCAATGGAATGACAGAGTCTTCCTCCGTCTCTTCAGCATCCTTGTCTTCCCCGTTCTCGAGGACGTCAGAAACACTGACATAGCCTTTCTCGTCGTAGTCTATATCCTCGTTACCGTTCGGGTTGTTCGCTGCAGGAAGGATGAGCAGGCTCTTTCCCCATTGCTGTTTGAAGTAACCGGATGATTCTGTGCCCTTTACCATATAATACTGTTCGTAACCCTGCTTCAGCATATTCGCAGGACCCATCCTGAGGGTAACGAACGATTCGCTGTCAACATCTCTATATAGTGGGCCGAATATCCCGAACGGCTTCAGAATATAATTACCCGTTTCATCCCCTTCGTCGTTCACCTCCTTGCCATAGAAGAAATATCCTTGGTTGCACTTGAATACATGGGTAAACTTTTGTTCCATCGTCATGAGGGCGACTGCGGAAAGCAGTTCCGTGTATGTCTCATACTCCAAAACTTCAAATTTCTGCAGGACATCTGCAGGGACGTCGTCCAATGTGCGGTCACCCCCCTGCAGGTCGTATTTTATGTTACTTCCTCCCAGATACTCCACGCCGTCATCGTCATAGTTCGTCTTATATTCATCAGCTACCTCGTAAGCGACGTCACGGCTTCGGTCGAGTTCGTTGTTCCGGACGATGCGGACAGTTTTGTTTTCTTCGTCGAAGATAAAGGAGGCGTTGAAAAGGTTTCTGAATTCATCAAGGAATGTGGCTACCGACCAGTGTGGAAGAGCGTATGCGATATTCTTTGTCTGTCTGACATTGGCAATAATGAGTTCGTTCCATGGGGACGTGTCGAAAACATTGTCTTCGATTTTGTAGCCTACATACTCCAGGGCACAGCGAAGCACCATCATCAGGTTTGGCTGCACTGCGATATCCATCAGAGCTGTGCAGTCATTCCTGTAATAGTCCTGGTCTCTGTATACGAGAGGTGTAAAATTGACGATGACGTCATTGTCGATATCGTAGGTCGGCATGAAGACATATTGGTATTTGTCGCCTACATATCCCTTCTGTCTTATTTCGTCACGGACATACACCATTTCAGATTCCGGGATATATGAATAGTTTGACATGTGCTGGTATTTCGCGTCGACAACAGGATAGGAGTCTATGCGGTCCAGGTAGATGCTGTACAGCTTTGACTTATACTTCAGGTCACGATACCCTCCGAGGATCTGAAGTTTGACAGTCGTCTCCGTCACCTCCGTTACCCTTCCGCTTCCTCTTACCAGCAGCAGATTGTCTACGTAGAGGATACAGTCATCATACGACTTCAAGTCGGCTTTCGAGACATCCATTCTGTGCAGGTTCGCGAAAAGGGCAGCATTTTCAGGAATGGACATCGGGAAACTGACATCCATCGTGTATGATCCACCGTTTTTAAGATAAGGGTT